CCTGCACATAACCGAGTTTTTCCATAAACTTCACCATCTCCTCGAATAATCCATTCGTGGCGGCTGGGCTGGAAACTAAATCAGCAGAGGCAATGCTCTGGGGGCGAATGTAATCCTTGCCGTCAATCGTCTCGGACTCATTCACAAAGGCTAGGGAAACGCCGAACTGGTCGGGGGCTTCGGAGGCCATCTCTTTGATTAGGCCGTAGTGGGGGGAGTTGCGGAGCAAGCGAAGGTCGGCCACCAGCTTATCTCCATCGATGCGGGGTTTGCGGGCAAAGCCGACAACTGCGTCCAATCCGCTTCCGTGGTTCATCTTAACCTTCACGCCATTCTTGGCGTTGCTCATAAGTTTGAGGGCAGTCTCTAGGCTGGTCTTATCCACGAAAAGGTCGTGTCCTTTAGCCTCTCCCACCTCCAAAATGCTCACCCCGCCTAGCTCCATTTCATCCATCTCCTCGTCCCGGTATGTCGAATAGGCTACGGCTGAACGCTGGCTTTCATCTGGGAAGTCGCTAACAGCTTGCTCGTCACCCATAAAACGGGAAACAAAGTCTTGCTCTGATTCGTCAGCGGAGGGAATGGGTAGGGGCATAAAGCATCGAGTTAGTGTCAAAGAAGATCACCGTCTGCCGCTCGATATGACTTCTTGACCTCACCCCCGCCAGCCATCTTTAGAAACTTGTTGACCCTAGCCATCGCCCAAGCGTTCCTAGAGTTGGGCTTGCCCCCGCTGATGGTAGGTCGGAAGCTGGTCGAGAACGCACCGGCACCCCTGCGAAATACTTTCTTCAATGCTCCAAGGGTGGGGGCTTTCCTTGAGGGATGCTTGTCCTTGAACTCGGCAATCTTGTTCTTGAGGGCTTCTTCGTTCTGCTCTGAAATCTCTATGTCACCAGCTTTGCTTCTGGTCGATGCCGTGCCTTTGGGGTTCTCCTTTGAGCCTTTGATTCGTTCCTTGGGAGGGGCTGGGGTTTGGGAGACTGGTCGGGCTAGTTCTTCTTTCTTATCTGTGATCGGCCCGCCCACAATCCAAGCATCGCAAGTCCTTTTGGCTGCACACTTAAAGTCAAAAATCTCGCAATAACCTAGATCGCCACCAACGGCCACCTCGTTTGCGTCCTCGCCAATGCCCTTCTTAATGCACCCTAGAACCTTGCTTCTCTGGTCGAAGGCCGCACAATTACCGCAAAGCATCTTCTTGGCTGTGGCTACATCGCCTTGGAACTCGTCTGCCTTGGCTTTCCAGTAATCCTCGTTGGGTTCGTTCGGATTGGCTGGGCCGTAGTTCGCATCGTCCACCGCTGTCTGCCTATTGGCTAGATTGGTTTTGATGTCTTGGGTTGCGATTGGGCAAGAGGCTGGTTCTGCTAGTTCTTTAGAGCTATTCGAGCCTTGGAAAAGGCTGCTTATATAAGTTTTTATAGCCTCATCATACTTATCTTTGCTATAATCTTTAGGTGCAAATATCATCTTAGTTTTGGCCCTTTATAGAATCTGTATAATTCATAAACATCCTCATCATATTTTTCTCCATTTATATGTCCAGAGAATGTTTCTGCAACAAATTCCAATGGGTTTGTTCTTGCGTATTCACTAACCTTGCTGGCTATGCCCATTCTTGCTTCCGCAGTTTTTCCAGAACCAAACTTAAGGGTGGCGTGTTTTTTTGATTCGGCTTCTCCAATATCCCTCATATGCACATTGTGTCCGTATTCGTGAGAGAATAAATCTTTTGAGGCAAACCACTTGTCGTCTACCGAGTCTTGAATCTGATTAACAATATCATCCCCGCTTTGGTTGTATGCGGTGGAGAATATCATTAGGGATTTTCCCTCTCTGTCCGATGTCGCAACCGCAAATGCCCCTGCGTAAGCCTTGCCATATCTGCTTTCTAAATTGTCTGTTAGGATTTTGTCTGGCGGTGGCACTTCGTAACCCATTGACTTTAGCCGACTAAATGACTCCTCTATTTCGCTCGCTCGATCAATGTTCTCTGGCAGTGAGGCTTCGACACCACTTTGCTTAAAAGATTCAGAAATTTTATCTCGCCTTTTTTCTTCTGATGTTTTTTCTATTGGTTTTGGCGGTAGTGGCTTGGGTGGCAACGGCTTTGGTGGCAGGGGTTTGGGTGGCAACGGCTTCCCCTTTGACTTTTCTTTCTTTTGTTCTGTTGGCCTCTTGTAGTCCTTGGGGAACTTCCCGCCGGGTCTGGTTGGGGTGTAGCCTCCCTTGAGTGGTGGTCTGCCGTAGCCTACCGCACATTCATTGGATGGGCCGAAAGTTCCACCCTCATCTTGCCCACAATCCCTGCCAGCAACGAACTCGGTTTTCTTGTCCCTTGCTTCCATCTGTCCAACGACTTTCTTTGCCCAAGAAAAGCCAGCATCTCCACCCCATCCATTCCACGCTTGCCAGCCCTTTCCTTGTTCCCCGAAGGTCGCTCCCTTTTTGTCCACTTCGTGTCTATCAAAAAAGGCTTTCATTCTGCGAACCGTGTCGGGAGACATCTTCACCCCATTGATTAAATCTCTAGCCCTAGCGATGCCAACAGGGGTCATTCCCCTTTGGCTGGGTGGTTTTGTCTCCCGCACATCCAAAGCCCTTTTGGCGGCCTCCCTAGCTCCTTCTGGTGGGGTAAAATCAATCCCATCATACTTGCCCAACTCAATCCCGCCCATCATCCCCTGAATCAGCATCTTAATAGATGCGGGGTCTAGGCTTTCCAGAATCTCTAAACTACTTTTTTTTTGTGCGGTTGCCGTGGGGGCGGTTGGCTGGGGTGTGGGTTCTGGGGCTGGGGTAGTTGAGCCTCCCGAAGAATCCCCTTCTTGATCTTTTGTGATCTGTATTTTCTCTTCTTTTGTGGTCGGGATGGTTTTACCAATAATGGTTGAAGAAAATATAGCATTTGCTTGCTCTATGCTAATAGTGGGAAAGGCGGCGGTAATAATTGAGACTGCTCCTGCCTTGGATACTGCGCCAGCGGCAACCGCATTGATAACATTGATAAGTGAGGTGACTTGCGCCCCATTGAGAGAGACATCAGACACAATGGGTTCACCAGAGCCTTCGCCACCGCCAGCTTGTCCAGACCTCTGTGCGGCTTGCTGTGCATAAACCAAACTCTCAACGATGTCTGATATCGCTACCGCTGGGATGTCGTATTCTTGGGCTAGTTTCTTAATCAAAGCCGCTTCTTGCGCTCTCTGCCTAAAGGAACTTTCAAAATCTAGACCACGCTCGGCGTAGATGTCGGCGGCGGTGCGGAGGCCAGTCTTGAACTCGGAGATTGCGGAAGCGGATTCTCTACCCAAATCAATAGATACATTCGCCCCAAAATTAAAGATACCCTTGGTGGTTCTGCTTCCCAAATTGTTTTCGATCAACCCACGAGATACCGCATCAGCAAGCACGATATTTTTGATTGGTCGCAGAACCTTGTCGTCGATGAGCTTCTGGTATCTACGGAAAGTGCGCCCTGCTTGTTGCATCTCAAGTCTTGCAGTCGGGCCAGACATAGCGGAAGGGTCAACGGCGAAGCTATAAGGGATGCCAAGACCAAGACAGATATTGCGAAGCAGAATCTTGTGAAACTCTGCGAACGCACCAGAGGGACGGCTCGGCCCATCGGGGAACACGATATCCTCACCCGGTTCTAGGTAGGAGATTTTGCCAGACTCGATGGCTTCTAGCTTGATAGTATCACCATTAACATTCTCATCGTTCGTGAGGGTGGAGAGGTCAGAGGCATTGTTGTTATTTCTGCGAACAACTGCGGATTGGGAGGAGGCTACTCGTGCCGCCATCTTCTCAAAATTCACGATATCGTAAATGTCTGTGCAGTCGTTGATGGCCGTATGGAAAGCACTTACTCCCCTATACTGGTCGATGCGGAGTGGGTCGAATAGATGAAAGGCTTGGCTTGCGGGGATGGTTGCTTGGAATGTGTAGAAGTCCCCAATACTCCTTGAATAAATATCATAAGCCGATGGTGCGCCAGTCGTTCGGTCTATATGGATTCCACCGATCAAATCTAGGCTTGTATAAACTTTGAAGGGGTCGCCCACTCTATCTGCCTCGATGCCTTGAATCTTTAGGTTGCCATCCTTGTCTCTCACGAGGACTATCAAAAAATCTCCGTCTCGTAGCATACTCATTACTGCTACCTGCATAAGGGTTGAGCCGGTGTGCCTTGTTGAGATGTCGCACTTGTCCCACCATTCAGACCAGTATGCCTCCACATCGCTATTCACTTCGGGATTCTCTGTTCGGGCTTGGTAGGAGATGTTTGCGGCGGTATGACTGGCGAACTTCATAAGGATGGAGCGAACAAGGCCGACATTCTCTGCCAAGTCCCTCGCCCTTTTCATCAACTCTACTCGATCGTAGTTAGAGCGATAATCTTCCGCACCCGACAACTGGCTCGGCCCTTTGCGTTCCCTTGTGTATTTGACCGCATCGTAAGAGAAGTTGACGAGCTTTTGCCGTGCAATCATCCGATTAACTGCCCCTTGCGGGTTCAGAAAGGCAACGGCTTTATCTATTAAATTGAGTTGAGCTTTTTTCACGAGAAGTTGGCGTAGGTCGTGCGGATACGAGTGCCATTGACAGACTGGATGGCAAGGGTTAGCTCTGCGATAGTATCACGAACTTCCCCAAGATTCGCCCTAGAAAAAGAGCGTCCCGCTATCGAATAGCTAGACCCAGCCACCGCAATCGCTTCTAGGCAAGTGATATATTTATCACGCAACGAAGTTAGGGTGGCAAGGGGTAGCCCAATGAAATCACCCTTCGCCATTCTCAACCTCCTCTGTCAAACTTGCGGGTGAAACTTTGAGCCGTCCGTGGAGTGCCGCACCCACGATGTTCATACATTCGCAGTCCATTAAATGATTATGCTTCCCAATTTGCTTCCACACAAGTCTTTCCCTGCCAGTCATAGGATTTTTCACCCTTACCTTGACCTCTGCTTCGATATGCACCTTCCAAACATCCGGCGTATCTAGGGCGATAAAGCCCTCCTCTTTGAGAAGTTGGGAGAGGATGTCTTTGATGGATGGGTTCGACCATCTCCAAATCGGGCAGAGCTTCCACTTCCACCCTGCCTTGGATTGAACTGCCTTACCAGAGAAAGGGTCGCCATTTGCGATTCTAGCATATGGCCTTTGAACCTTCTGCTCATTGACGATCTCGGAGAAGCTGGTCTTGTCCGAGCCGACTAACGCCACCCAGCCGTTCTTGCAACAGTTCAAATATACATCTCTGGTTTGGTCGCCCGAGTCAACTAGCACGCATTTATCCTCAACGCCAAACTCATCTTGTTTTGCCTTTATGTCGCCCCAAGTTTCCAGCCTACCAGCCCACACGAGCCTTGGTTTGCCCTCTAAATCCCAAGCTCTCACAACGCACCAAGCGTGAAAGCCCCCAGCCTCTTGAATGTCGCAACTCATAATCAGCTTGTCGCCCATCCGAACCTCGCCCATCTTATAAACGCCGGGAACGATCTGCATTTTTTCGCTTTCGTGTTCCATCCACGGCTCAGCTAGAACTCGGTTCACGAAATCTTGTAGGCCGATAATTCCGCTGTGCTTATCTTGCAGGAACTTGACCGCCAAGCTCCCGAATGTTACCCACGGAGCGTAAAGGCCGTTGAGGTGATACGAGCGTCTAGCTGGTTCACCCTTGGGATTGGTCGCCCTCCACTCCCCCTCTCGGAGCATCTTGGTTTTCTGGCCGTCTTGAATCTTGCCCTTGCACCCCTCGCACTCATAATAGGTCGAGGATTTCACTAGGGCATAATCATAAACGCCATCTTCTATCTTGGCCGCTTCGTCCCACTTCACTTGTCCCCAGATTAGTTTTTGTTTTAATCCACAATGAGGGCAAGGCACAAAATAAAAGCGCATATCCCCCTTCTGCCATTCAGCCCAGATTATTGAATCGGCAGTTGTTGGGGTGCTGGTTGCTATGATTAAATGATTGGGGTAGGTGCTGACTCGTGCCTCTGCTAACTGCACCGGATTTGCCTCCCTCCCCGACCCTGCTTGCTCTGGGAACTTGTCCACCTCATCCATACAGAGCAAGGCAATGGAGCGACTAGAAAGAGCCGAGGCACTTGTTCCCGCCCACCAGACCGAGCATCGCTTAAAATGTTGCTCGAGGATTTTAATCTTGTCGGTGTTGTCGGGCTTTTCTTTTGCTAGAGCTGGGCAATCGTCCACCATCGGAAGCCAGCGGGTTTCTGTAAATGATCGAGCTAGATGTTCCGAGGGCATCACCCACAATGCTGGACAAGGGCGTTCTGCGATTCGATATGCTAGGCCAGCGAGAATCGTTGTCGTCTTTGAGGTCTGTGCCCCCCAGACCAACACCACCCTCCGAATCGAATCATCGCCAAAAGCCTCTAGGGGTTCTCGGACATAGGGTGTGAGGTTGGTTGAATACGCACCGGGTATGTTTGTTACCCTTGCCGATAGAGTCAGATTCTTTTCTGCCCACTCTGGAATTGAAAGATGTTCCCTCGGCTTGAATAGTTCCCTAGTGAATCCGTTGATTCCCGAAAGCGTGCTCATCTCTTAACCAGATAATCTTTTGCATACGCCCACGCTGGATTCATGTGAATCTTGTGATGGCAATCAAAACAAACCGCCAAGAAAAACTCAACCTCATTTAGCCTATCCCCGAACCTCCCTCGCCTATGGTGAACTTGGCTCGCCATCTTGTTCTGGCAAACTTGGCAGACTGGGGTGTTGCCTAGAAACTTCTCTCGCACATCAGAATAGACCTCGTTCTGCTTTCGTCTCTTGGCAGACACTCGGCGTAGTTTCCCTCCTCGCTTGAGTGGTGTTTTGCGTTTGAGGGGAGAGCGTTTCATTCGTCAAAGAAGGGCAGAACCAACCCTAGCAGGCCGAGGGTGGCGATGATGACAAGGAAACATTCGTTCACTTTTTAATCCACTTCCCGATGCACTCAAATAAAGTGGCGAGCAGATAGGCAAAAATAACACAAGCCCAGAATGCCACATTAAGAAGCACGATTGCTAGCACTATTCCCACGCCTATTTTTAACCCTAATATCATTTGAATGCCCCCTCTGCTTTTTGTATGGTCATATAGATTTGGTCTACCCCTTCTTGAATCGCTACCTTCGCACACTCTGGGTCGGAGGGGTTGGCTCGTGCTGATAGGGAGGAGGGCATTGCATCCATTAGGTTGCGGATTGCTCCGAACCAAGTTGAAATAAATTCTCTCGCCTCGCTTATGGAGATTGTTTGCCGGAGATAAGCTTGTTCTTGTTGATAATCGATCTCGGCTTGCCTAACAACTTTCTGTGCTTTCTCATAGGTTTGAATTGAGGCTCTTGTTGCAATAGGGTTTTCTTGTCTTCCCGCTTTTACCATTTCTCGAAAGGATGCAATTTCCATTCGTTCGGCTCGAAGTTTCCTGCCAAGAGTATTTAGGGCAGAAAAATCTCCATTATTTTGCGCTTCACCTTGTTCTGGTGCGCTGACTGGTTTGAGGGGTGGGCTTGTGCGCCCGATTGCTTTTTGGTTTGCAACCCTCCAACTCATCGCTTCGGCTTCAGAGGTTAGTGGCATCCCCCTTGACGCCATCTTTGAGATTTGTCCCTTTGAGTATCCCCACTTTTTTACGAGTTCCGCTTGACTTATCATCCATAAATGGGTTGCCCACAGGTCTGGCACTTTTCCCCACCCCCTAGTTCTTCTTTTTCTTTTTCTGGTGGAGCCTGCTCCATTAGTTCGGCCATCTCATCAATTCCGAATCCGGTAATATCAATATCAATTTCCCCTGCGTCTAATTCTTCGAGAATGTCTTTGAGTTGGGGCATATCAAATTCACCGCTCAACTTGTTTAGCGCAAGGTTCGCCGCCTTCTCTTGTATCTCATCTAGCCACACCGCCCACACATCGACCTCATCTTTGCCGAGTGCCTCATAGCATTTAAGTCTCTGGTGTCCTCCGATGATATTCCCACTTTTAGCATTCCAAGTGATCGGCTGAAGGTTTCCCAGCTCGCTTAAGCTTTTGGTTAGCCTACCCAAAGAATCGGAAGATATTTTCCTTGGGTTATATTTTGCGGGCACAAGCTCGTTTATTTTTTTACTGATGAGTTTGGGGTAGTTCATTATATTCCCGCCCAAGGCGATTTGATGATTGGATTAAAATCAAAGCTTCTGCGGCTTTGATAATCTCTTTGCACAATATCTTTTCCCCATTTTCTTTGCAAAAGCTCGAACTGCTCCTTTTCCCTATCAAGATTTCTGTATGTTGCACATCCTCCCGCTTGTTCCGCTTGTTTTACATCATAGGCACAAAAATTAAATCGCAGGCATCCCCCATTAAATACTATGTGTTGCAGGGTTATGTCATAATCTTCTTTTAACGGCAGACTTTCATCATAAAGCATTTTATTATTAAGGTGTGCTTGGAATGGCCCTCCAATAAATTTTAATGTGCTGAACGGCGTATGCTCCCTATATGCCCCCTTGTCGGTAACGCAATTAAGTCCCCACAATGAAAATCCCCACTCCGTGCAAAGTCTTGTGCTGGCCTCGCAGAACTCCATCAGCTCTTCGCTTCCATACTTTATTTTTTTTTGATTTTCCCAACGGTAAATCCCCTTGCAATCATCGTCCATCAGCACGAGGCAATCCGCATCAAAAAGGTTTTTCAAAATATAGTTTTTAACCCTGCACACATTTCCCTGCACCTCATCGGGTACTGTTAAGATGTCGTTGCCGTTTTTCTTATACTGTTCTGCCTCGCTTTCTCGCACCACAAGCCTTACAAACGGGTAATTCTTTTGTGTGTCGCTTTTGCTAGGCCTTTTGTATGACGGGGCAAAGAATTTAACCTTCATTTATGCTTTCTTTTATTTTCTTAATTGCCTTCAGTCCATCAATAACACGCCCCACTCCCTTGCTCCAAGGCTTCCCATTAGCCCTTTTTGAATAGGTAGACTCAAGCCCAAAAATACTTTCCGCTTGAATCCAGTCAATGTCCTTCGTGAATTTTAAGACTATGTAGTTGCTTTCTCGGTCGAGTTCGGTTGAAAATTTAGTCTCCTCATTGTTCTCGTTTTCTTTTTCGAGCTCTTTTACTTCATCCAATTCCTTTTCAGTAAATCCAATTATCCCAATATCAAACCCCTCCTCTTTCAATGTCTCTAGTTCGCTTATTAGAAGGCCGTCGTCCCATCCTGCATTAAGTCCTAATTTGTTGTCTGCTATTACATAGGCTCGCACTTGTCCTTCCGTCAGATGCTCTAGGCTTATTGTTGGCACTTCCTCAATCCCCAGCTTTCGGGCGGCAAGAACTCTGCCGTGTCCTGCTATTATTGTATTGTTTTTGTCTACCAAGACTGGCAGGGAAAGACTTGTGTGGAAGCAAGTCGGGAAGCATAATCATTTAATGGACTGTGAATGTATGAACATTGTGGGTGCGGCACTCCACGGACGGCT